CGTTTAACCTCGGGGTGGCCGGGCTCTTGAAGTTCAAGCGGACCCTAAAGGCCGTGCAAGACCGGGACTACACCCCCGCGTCGGTGTACATGCTCCAGTCGCTCTGGGCTCGGCAGGTAGGGTCCAGGTCCAAGCGCCTCTCCCTTATGATGAGGACGGGACAATGGCCAAAAGAAGTCCTGTAGCCCGTGCCCGTGTCCCCAAGTCCTTCAAACTAGGCTCCCACACGTTCCAGGTCAAGCGGTGCTCCCCGGGAGTACTGGAGGAGATGGCCGGGCAAGAGGTGTATGGGTTGATCATCCCGGACAGACTGCTGATCTGTCTGGTCAAGGACGGCCCGGGGATCTCCCCCTCAGTCGTCGAGCAAGCGTTCTGGCACGAGTTCTCCCACGCTATGCTGTGGGTAGCCGCACACTCGGACTACGGCAAAGAGTCCGTCATAGAGCAGTTCGGGCACCTACTCAAGCAAGCCACCGATAGTTTCGTTTACCCAAAGAGAGCATCAGTATGAGAGACTTTTTTATGGACGAGGTCAAGCCGTGGTTCGCATCGCGGACTATCCGATGGGCTTCCGTCATCGCCGTCCTCGGCGCAATTGAGGCATCTTTGCCACAATTAAAAGAGCTAATCCCCGAAGTGGTCTACGGTCCGCTCTTGGGCGTCATCGCCGTGTTGATGGTCTACTTGCGCGTCACGCACAAGCCGGTCTGACGTGCCCCTTTGGCTACTAAAATACTGGAAACCCCTAGCCGGGGTTGTCCTACTTGCGATTGTGCTCGGGGGGATCTACCGCTGGGGGTACACCAACGCGGCCCAGAAGTTCCAAGCGAGGATAGTGCAGATCCACGCCACCAACGACAAGGCTGTCGCAGAGCAGGTAGGGCGGGTAAGGGAGATAGAGCAAGCCAGACGGCTGGCGCAGGAAAGGGCTACAAAGAGGTTAGTAGATGAACAAGGCAAGTCTCGTGATTTGTACGCTCGGAACGTCGCTCTGCTTGCTAGGCTGCGCAACGCCAGTCAGGGTGGTACCGGCCCCCTGCCCGGAGCCGGTCCCCCTGTCCCAGGAGTTGGCGAACCCCCCGGAGGGGGTCTCCTACCAAGAGATATTGAACAAGCTGTTGTCGGGCTTGCCTTTAACTGCGCGAGAGATCGAGATAACCTCGCTGCCCAAGTAAACGGGCTACTCTCCGCCTTTTAGTACGGGGACGTGCTCTCCTCCTCCGAGGGCTTTTCAATGTCCCCCGTCCACATATAGTCACCCGCGATGCTCTCGAACTGGACGCAGTTAACCTGAGCCTCGGTGTACCCCACGTGGGTCAGGTACGTCTTGAACGCCGCAACCACGTTATCCAACAGCTCGGTGTCGGAGCGTACACGTACCACAATGCTCTCGGGGTGGTTGTCGTTGTACTCGGTCTCGTACTTGAAAATGTGCATATATAGACTCCTGAGTTAAGCTCCGCACAGCGCGAAGTTTGAAACACTGATTACGTGGACGGCCTTGACGACCTTGATGGCCGCTGAAACGTCCTCCTCTCCCAACCGTGCGATGTCCTCGGCGGTCAGGGATACCGCTCCCCCATCGGCGAGCACAAAACTGATCACATAAACCTGATCGCAAACCCGGGTTATCACCACAGCTACTGGGGTATCCGAGGATTCAACCGGCGCAGGTTTCCTGCCCGGGTCAAGAACGGTAACAGCCGTCCCAAGAAGCACAACCAACCCCGCCGCAATTCCCACAATGAGCTTCATTTACCAGATCCCCTCTCAGCTAACCTATTTTGGACAGCCTTAACTAGACGTTCCTCGTCTGGAAACACATCGTAAAAAGACAGTTCCTTTTCGTTCGGAGGCCCTACCAAGTAGGCTATGGCACTCAATGCTCCAGTCGCTTTACTGAGCGCAGCCCGCAGCCGCTCGACCTCGGCGCACAGCCGCTCGCCTTCATTTGCCGCTTCCAGCATCTGTTCGCCGCACGTAGCGCGCTCGAAAAAATCGCCATCGTAGGCTTCGCGCCAATATAATCCACGAAGCCGCCTCCAAATGGGTTTCATCGCTGCCGCTCCGTTCGTATGGGCACCCCAGCTCCGTTTGCTTGGGAGACCATGTTTGCCGTGCCTCTGCCGCCCTGAAACGCCACCACTAGGTCGGGCTTTCCGTGGGTCAGCATCAGGGTATTCCTTCTTGGACCCGCCCACTTGCCGAGACGATCCCAGTCGGCTTTATAAGTCGTGTTTTGGACTTCGCGATGCTCGCACCATGCGCGAGCTACAGCATCAGCTCCAGACGCGCCGCCCTCGATAACGTGATTCGGGCAAATCTCGTCTAGGACATCGTATATAAAGTCCTGCTCTCGCATTGCCTGCCCGTAGTTCCGACCCCCGGTTACCAGTATCTTCATTTACCAGATCCCCTCTCAGCTAACCTATTTTGGACGGCCTTAACTAGACGTTCCTCGTCGATTGCGTTGTGGTAATCGACGGAGGCCGCGTAGTGAGACGCTCTTGCGTCTCGCAGCGCAATGCACAACTCATCCTTCGCGCCCTCAGCTTGTTCTGCTGCTGCCGCTGCCCGGCCCAGCGCGGCCCGCAGTTCTTCAATTGTTTTCTTCATAGCTGCTCCTTTTTCACTGCGGCCCGGTGCGCTCTCCAAGCCCTGTTCTCCAATATGCTCAAAGCCTTCATTTCTGCAATAGAAGTCGAGTGCCACGGTGCCGAGATCAACCTGACCCGTGCCGACTTCCACTCCGCCTTCAATTCCTCTACCGTCTTGTTCATTTGGTGTACTTCCTTTTCAAGTACGCCATGTCTACCATCATAGGGCAGTACTGGCCCTTGTGGACATCGTGCTTCACCACAATGCCCTTCCAATAGTCGTGACCTTGAGGCGTGAGGTACCCCTCGTCGTGCTGGTAGTACGATCCCGCGATAAGCCCCCACTGGAGCCGGTTGCCCAGTACCACGGGGGCGATATCCAGCCCCTGTTGGTGCCCGGCAGTGGCCGACCCCCCCTCCCGGATACACTGTGCCCTTGCAGAAGGTGCCCCACGGCGTGACTGGGTGATAGCCCCGGACGCCGCCCGAGGGAAGAAGTGCGAGTAGCTGATCCCGTCTATACGAGCCACAGATAGGAAAGGGTGGATCTCGAAGCTGTCGAGATTAAGGTCACGCAGCCCGAACATGCCATCCATCTCCGCCGCGTCCTCGGCGGCGCGCTTCATGCGCTGCTCGTGGTTCCCCTCCAGGAACACCAGCCGAACCTTGTTCCAGAAGGAGCGGCGTGCCCGCATGGGGGTCAACATGCGCTCCATAGCCTCATTGCCTGAGTCTATGTCATCCCGCACCCTGCGCCCCTCGGCGGACTTCTTGCCCCGGTCGTAGGAGGACAAGCTGGGCATGTCCCACCAGTCGCCCATAACAACCACCACGTCCGGGGACCGCTCCGCTATGTAGCGGCCCGCCCACGTAAGGTGGTCGATACGCACCCCGGGCTTAACTTGCGTGTCGGGAATGATAATGTGCGTGCGCGGTCCCTTACTCATAGTCGTCTCCCTGCGCTGGCATGGTGGGGTTGCCCGTGAAGTCGATCTGGGACACAAACCCAGCGGCAGCCTCGTAGCCTACTTCCTTGCGGGCAGCCTCCTTGAGGAGCGCCAGAGCCTTCCGTCTGCCGTCGCTCGTGGTCATGTTGATATTACCACCCCGTGCAATCTCCAGCAGGTCCGTGTCCACGTTGAAATCACACCAGTACAGTCTTATCCGTAGGTCCGCCCACAGAGCGGGGTCAATCCAGTCCGGGACGTACTCCTCCCCTCGTCGGACGAGAATGCGGAGAAGCACCCACTTCTCGGTGTCGTTCATGGACGCCCACCGTGGTGGCGTGAGAGCCAGGATGGCTCGGTTGAGGTACTGCCACCGCGTGACTCTATCCCCCTCCTCCAGATCAGACAGAGCCAGCTTGACGACCCGTATCGACGTACTGAACACGGGAGTACCGTCCTCGTGGTACTTGCAAGGTAGCACTCTCATCAGAGGTAGTCCTCGATGTACTGGTCAACGGCGCCTAGCATAGCCCCCGGGTTGCCCTCCTCGTTGGCGAACCATTTGTCCGCCACAACCTTATCAACGGCACGCTCACTCGCGTGGTTATCCGGTAGCAGCCCGCCCCGCGAGATCATAAAGACTTCGCCGCCCGCTTGGCGGATCAAGTGCACCTCATTAGGAAACCGAACATCGCTGATAACCCAATCGCTGCCCGGAGGACTTGCGTTGTACTCGGAAAGGAGCATGTTTATCCAGACATCCTCACCGCCAAGCACTCGGCCCACCTCGGTGCCCAGCCACTGCGCCCAAGAGCGCGGACTAAAACAAGGGAGTTCCCCCCAGTTGTGGGTATCGTAGGCCCCGTACTGCTGACACGGGCGGTCCTTCCATGCCCGGTCCTCCCACATATGGTGGGACCACCCAAACCGAGTGTTGAGCATCACCTTGATTGGATAAGAGATGGACCGGGCGGTGAAGCCCGATCTATTCACCAGATGCCGCGCTACGGTATCCTTCCCCGCCCCGGCGTACCCACAAAGTCCTATCAGCACGATACACCTTCCTTGCTTAAAAACTCTCTGGTAATGCGGTCCCCTACCACGTAGGGGAACCCTTTAGCTTTGGCCCAGTCCGAGTACTTCCCGAGCTTCTTGCTCGTGAGCCAGTTGTCCCGCTGGAACATGAAGATCAACTTCACGCCCTTGTACTGCTCCGAGAAGGCGACCATGCGCCGACGATTGCTCGCCGTCAGCTTGCCCTTGGCCTCCAGGAACACGAACTCCGAGAGCTTGAAGTCTGGCATGTACGTGCTTATCCTGACTATCGACGTACCGGCGCACTGGGCGCACAGCCGCCCTGTCTCCGGCACGTAAAACTTGAACTTGGCAAGCTCGTAGGCAATCGGTATCCCCAGAGAGGTCAGACAAGCTGCAACTGTTCGCTCGTAACCCGAGCGGAAGGCGGGAGCCACTGGACCCCCGGTGCCCGGAGCATGTGCAACAGCCTTGCGTTTTCCAGCAACGCGGCCTCGGCCCCGAGGTTTACGTACAAGCACCCTTTTCGCTTTAGGCTTTCCTGATACTCGGCCAAGCAGGCTCGGTACATCGCCTCCTCCTCCAGCCCCTCGTGGACTACCTGCTCTGCCCTTACCTTTCCGCATTTGTAGCATCCCTTGATATTGTCCACAACGTCCCCCGTCAGGATCTGACGGTAGAAGTTGACCAACGCCTCCTGCTCTGAAATTATCCGCATGGTGCGGCGCTTGAAGTTGTACAGCCGCCCCGGGACGGTCTCCAAGTCTTTGTCCATCGACACGATACACACGCGCTCCGGGTCGTACTCCTCGCTGGCCGCGATGATGGCCAACTGGTCGTCGGCCTCAATGCCGTGAACGGTCTGTGCCCCCCACCGTTCGACCATGTAGCGCCGGATGGCCTTGTAGTGGACCGGGCGGTCTACCCCAACCCGGTTAGCCTTGTACCCCACGATGGTGGCGATCTGGTCGCGGAAGTTACCCTTACCCGTCAAGAGCAGTTCGAGCTTCTTGAACGTCAGCCCCTCCTTGTCCATAGCCTCCTCGATCTTGAGGAGGGCGTTCTTGCACATTGCGAGGACGTTGACCAGCGGTTGGGCAACCACGATACTCTCGACCGAAAGTACCGTGCCCAGGGGGCGGTCGATCTCAAGTGCCTGTAGCTCGGTCTTGTCGCCGGTTACACCCTCATCGACCGCTCGCCCCTCCACGTCTGTCAGAGTCCAGTCGTAGACAACGTGTTGCCCCGCAAACCCGCAGGTATAGGCTAGGGCATCAGCATCTACAAGTACTCTCACGATCTGCTCTCCTTCTTCAGAGCGGCTTGGTGCGCCGCCGACGCTACGGCCTCCGCCAGCCTTAGAGACTCCAGTTCGGCAATAGGCGCGTTCCACGGTGCAGCTCGCAGCGCGTCGAACGTCGTCTGCCACGCCGCCAGCAGTTCCTCTGTCGTCTTGGTCACAGCCACTTTTCCTACTTCGACAGTCGGCGCTGCAACTGCCGGCGCTCTCGCTCGGCCAGTTCGTCACGGGTCACGTAAGCCGACATGTCTGGCGCCGGGGCAGCCAGCACGACCGGCGTACACGTCGGCAGTACTACGCCACGCTTGGCGGCTCTCCGGCCCGCTTTGGACACGTTCAGCACAGCGCACGCAGCTTGGTGCTCACCGACCGATGCAAACGCCTGCGCGAGCATAAAATCGTAGCACTGTACGGACGTGAACCCGACGCCCAGGAACGCCGCGCCGCCGGCAGACGATCCGCCCGCGTTGCCCGCGACGCCGCAACCCTGAATCGCGAAGGAGCCTTGGCCGATGGCCGGGGCTTGGCGGATCTGCCGGTCGCCCTCGATCATAATTTGGTTGTTCGCTGCCGCAGCGGAATCCCCGCCGTCC